CTCCTGCTCAAGAACCTGGCCGAATCCGGTCTTTTTCCGGCCCATGAAACCTTCACGGAGTCCATGGAAGAACTTTCCCATATCCAGTTCTAGCAGCTTTTGCTGCCCCGGAGCTTCTGTAGCCGCCCTAAAGGCCTCAGCGACGGCATAGTTTGGACGCAGAAGCTTATCAAACGTCCACTCTACTGGAGTGAACGCCACGCTTCCTGCGTGCTTGATCTTGTCGAGGAACGTGTGGCGCTCCATGGTCTGTGCCATAGACATCTCGAACATCTGCTGTGCCGTAAGCGACTTGCGCTTAGGCCAGTCCGAGAACCCAAGCACAGATCCTACCTCGCGTCGGCGCGAAGAACTAATCGGCCTGATGCGCTGGATTGCCATGCTCCTCCTTACTTCTTCTTGCGATTAGGCTTGTATCCTGGTAGTGACCTCAGGATGGCCTGTGCAAACTGCTTGACCTGTGAGTTGTTTGGGTTGAATCCCGCAGATCTCAAGGCCAGATTGATGGCCCTCATCGCTGCCACGTTTCCTGGGGATCCAGCAGCCATGCTGCGGATGGACTCGGACAACCCCAGGCGATCTTTAGGCGTTAGATCGGCAAAAGTTGTCTTGCCTTCATCTCCAAGAGAAGCAACAAAGTCGTCGTACTGAGCCTTCTTGATCTGATAGTCCAGAGCATTCTGTCGCTGGTTTTGATTGAACTGAGCGCCCTGCTGCTGGAACTGCTGTTTCTTCAGATCTAGGCTAGCCGATGCGTTAGCGAGATCGTAGGGTGCCATCTCACGCGCTAGCTGCAAGCTCTGCAGCGCCGCCATCTGCTGAATGTTCTGTCCACGCTGCGAGGTTCGAGCCTGTAGGGCGTCCTGCATGGCCTTGGAGTAGGCCGTGCCCTTCTGCTTGAACAGATCAGAACGCTTGGAGATTAGTTCGTCCATCACCTGCTGTTGACCCCTCTGCTGAAACGTACGAGCATCATTCGCCTGGGCGGCGAGGATGGTCTGCATGTTCTGATCAAAACCAGCTTGAGAAGCCTGCAGGCCCTTGAGACCGGCTAGGGAGATTCCCTGATATCCGGCTCCTTCGCCTACTCCGGGAGCCGCTCCACCGCCGAGGGCGGTAGTGATCCCCTGTTGTAGACGAGCTAGGTCGTCGATAGCCGCCTGTGAGTTTGTCACGTTGGCCTGAGCGCCCTTAGCCCTGGTATCTTCAAGCTGTTTGAACCACGAAGTGATGTCGGCGATGTTCTGCTCTCCCTGAGCCCTCTGCTGACGGATGTCTCTTGTCAGTCCGCCGATGACAGGATCAAACTCCATGGAGACTACGCTCTTGGCGTACTCAGCAGGATTCAGAAGATCTTCCATTCCGCCGCCCATGGGGACGGCAGAACCAATTCCCGGAAGCCTGGGCGTAGGAGCAGACTTGCCCGCCCCGCCACCAGAGACAGTACCCTCTCCATGCATATGACTATCTACATTGGAAGGGCCTGCCGCTCCAGGACGCTTCTTGTTCCACTGAGAGGCGGGAACCTTCTTCAAAAACGCTCTAGTAGCTCCGCGAGTTTGTGGCCCCAATTTTCCGTCTACAGCAACCTTGTAGCCCATTCGACGCAGCCAAACCTGGCGGTCTTTAATACTCATGCCTGCGATGATTTCGCGGTAGTTGCGCCTTTGGGTACGACGAAACCGGGGATTCTCTTCACGCCGAGCGCGTCGATCCTCCTGATCGGGATTCCTTTGGCTGCTCTGGCTAGTGTTTCCTGGATGATGTGCCATTACCGCTTCTTCCCTTTCTTGGCGACTTTCTTCATCGCATTAGTTACAGACGCCTTTTTAGCCGCATTCTTGGTAGGTAGAACTGCTGGGGTGAACATATTGGCCTGCAAAGCTTCCTGCGCAGCAAGCTGCTGAGCCTCCAACATAGACCAGTTCTTCTGCTCCCCCGCCTGCGTCTGCATGTTGGCTAGTTCCACAAGCGCGTCGTCATAGCTTCTCTGCATCTTGAAGCGGTCAGCGCCTTGGTCGTATCCAAGTCTAGCCATCTGCCTACCTGCCAACCCACCAATTCCGGCAAATCCTCTAGCCCGTGCAGCTTCCTCAGCCTCTCCGCTAGAGATCGCGTGTCCACGCGTCATCTGCTGGAACATCCCATACTGGTTGTTGGGATCTACAGCACCATTCTCCAGGAACCCATAGTCCTTTAGGATTCCCTGACGTTTAGTGTTGATCTGCTGCATAGCGTTGTCGTATGCCTGCTGCGCCAACGCTTGATGCTGTAGATACAGACCGGCCCCAGGGATGCTGGAGCCTTGAGGAGGAGTTCCCGGAGGGGTTACTCCACCCGGCGCGGGCGGAGGGGCGTAACGCTTATTGAGCCTGCTTGAGACTCCGCGGAGCAGCCCACTAGCACGGCCCGCGTGCGCACCGATGCCCTCATACATTCACTACCTCCTAAGACTGATCCTGTTCCTCTTCTGAAATCATGCGATCTATAGCGCGAAGCTGAGCCTTGGCCGCTTCAAATCGAGCCTCGGCCTGAACCTCTTCCATCTGCGCCTGGGCTCGCAAGTGCTTGAGGATGTCTAGCTTTGACATGCTATTTTCTGGAATCATTACTCTCCTAAGCTGGGGCAATCGCTGTAGTTGAGCCGGACGGCCCGTGGTACACGAGCGAGCCAGCCGAGTTGACATACAACCATCCCCAGTTCGCATCTGTCGCGGGCGGTGAGGGAGCGTTCTTACCGAGCCTCAGGTAGAACTGGATGTTGGCGTTCTCCGGTACGATGATGTGGTCCCAGAGTTTGATTACGCGGTTTGGTGAAGAGGTCCCGGCCCCGACGATGTCAAGGGCGCCTGAGGTGAATACCTCGTATCCCATCTTCCCGGCGTTTGATTCGCGTCCGGCTAGGCCGAAGGCAAAGTCGATGATGCCTTTGTTAGCTGCTTTAGGAACAAAAGCTAGATAGTTGCCTGTGTCTTCTCTATAGAGAACCGTATGCCCACCAGTGGGGTAGAACACTTGTCTAGGACTGGATCCGTCTCGATCTCCCATAGAGATACCAGAACTGGAACCCCCAAGACTTAGAGGTTCAGTACTATGTGGATTTACACCTACCGCTCCGTTCCACATCTGCTGTCCTCGCCACGCCCATTGAACGGCATCGGTGGCGTTCGTAAGCTGTAGCCAATCGACTCCCTGCACAGTTTGTAGTCTAACATGATGTCCGCTGCCAGTACGGAGTGTAATTCCCGCACGAACGCCTGTAGTGTTGTCGGTGTTGTTCACATCCAACTTCATCAGGCCTCCACCCGGAGTGCCTCCCTCTACCAGGAGTCGGCCAGCAACGTTGAAGTCGCCAGCCGATCCTGAAATGCTTGCATCAAGACGAGGCAGGTTGGGCAAAACAGACGGATCTGACAGGACGTTGTTGATGATGAACTTCTGCAACCTTGCAGGACTCCAGTCACCGATTGTCTCTGAAAGAAGCGCCATTAGACCCTCCCAACGCGCTGTCGCTTGAATCCTACGCCCCACGGCCCAAATTGAACGTCAGTAGGACGTTGGTTGATGGACAAGTAAAGTCGTAGGTGATTTGCCGTATGTGCGGTAGAGTCGGACGGCCACGGATCAGGGGCTGAAGACGCAAAGCTCTGGGAAAGCACCTGAATGGGACTAGTGATCAGCGGATTGTTAGACCGCTTAACTGGGGGACAGTTGCTATCGCCCCAAACTCCAACCCAATAGGTGCCTGTCGTAATAGCCACCGGAGAAGCAAACGTGAAAGCCACGTCTCCTCCACCCGCGGGTACGGCAGAAACATTGGTCTGGGCCACTTTTGTGGTGGCCTCTCCTGCGCCGTTGGCGTTGTACACGATGGCGCGGCAGTTGCCGCCAACCCCCGTGTCGAATTCGGCGGTGATCGAAGAGATCGTACCAGATTCTAGTTCGACTCTATGCATGACGATGTTGTTGATAGGAGAATCGGTTCCGAAACCGGAGCCGTTATCTGAAACGTTTCCGAAATCAGTAACCCCAGGCGCCCAAAGTCGGAACGACAGAAAGGCGCTGCGCTTCAAGAACTTGATTCTCTTGTTTATCCATGATGTAGTGGGGCCGAAAAACGACTGTGACACGGTAGCCGTCTCGTTCAAGTCCGGGATCACATCCAGACGAATGATTCCGTCAGGAATCTTGTGGTGAATCTGAACCTGCTTGAACAGCTTCTTCCGCTGAGCTTCTCCAGCAGAATACTTCAGCCATTCGAAATAGACTTGAGGTCCCGGCTCATTTCCCCAACCAATGACACTGTCTAGGCCCGTGCTCTTAAACACATCATCCGCCTTACCCACAAACACATCTCGGGTAGCGGCGTCCTTTTCTCCGACATAGATAGTGCCCTTCCCCACCTCACCAGGAGTAACAATCGCTCCATGGAAGTCGAGGTTGGTATGGAAGGTAGCTGCCATCGTGTCTAGATTCAGAATGATCGTCATTTTTGTGGGGATTTCAGTACTATTGGTTTTGGTCACTCCACGAGTGGGCGTAACACTTTCCAGGTACAGTATGTAATGGTTGTTGCTAACCATCGCCCACGCACGCGAAACCTCATGATTCATGGTGCGGATCATGTCCGCGTAAAAGGTTCCTAGCGTGTCGTCTGTAACATTTCGGGCTTCCACACCATCGTACACGTAGATGCCCTTTTTACCCGCCCAGATCGCCGAACCTTCGTGAGTCCACACCGTATGGTTTGAGAGGCACCCGTCATCCTCTACACGCCGAGGATGCCAAGTGTCCGGTGTAGTACCAAACAGCCCGTACACCTCATCTTCCTTGAACATGAGAAGGGCGTTGTTGGTAGGAATCAGAGCCATCAACTCTGTTGCCGAAGACTTGGAACTAGGCACGTCAAAGAAGCTTCCATCATCTTTAGAGAAATCAATAGCTTCAATGTCAACCTGCTCGGAAAAGAACACCCGACTGACCTGGTTCACAGTTTGTGCAAACGAATCCTGGTTCGCATAGAACTGGTATCCGTTCCACACCGCGTGCAAGAATCCCATGCTGACCACAGCTGGTGCGTAGGTGACGTTGGAGCTTTTGATAAGCACGTATCGCTCGTTGGTTACTCCTAGCCCTGATGGGATGTTCCCAGACAAGGTTAGCTGCGTATTGCTAGCGACCGACGAGACGGTGCCCATCAGCGCCATGTCCTGCGCCCGGTAAAGCGACCAAGTGTTGTCGATGCCCGAATCCTTCCACTTGGTGTCGCCGCCGTTTAGGACCGCTTGGCCTGATGCGCCAGTAATGCGCCCACGTGCATAGCGGGGACTAAGCCCTCTTACAGACGTTACCTTGTAAGAGGATCCCGCACTTGCGGTTGCAAGAGCGCCCTGCTCCAGTGTGATTGAGGTATCGGAGTTGACAGTCTTCACTACGCCGTGTAGGAAGAAGTTTCCACTACCCGCGTTGCCGAAGAAAAACATTCCCGGCTCCACATTGGCTGTCCAAGACGTACCACTTCCTGTAATAGTCGCATTACCTGCCGTAGCCGAGAAAGTTCCGGTAGAGTAGTCGGACTTACCGGCCCCGCGCCACAGCATAATGCTGCGCTTGGCGGCGCCATTTCCGCATCTATCCGAGATCCCTAGAAGGAACTGACCTCCTAGGGCGGGCTTAGCATCCACGATGGGATACGGACCAGAGTCGGGAAATACGTGCGGAAGCGTGTAGGTTCCTGCCGTCGCTGAAAGATTGTCACTCAGAAACTGAATCACCGAGTCGGTATTGTTCCCGCGAATGACTCCGACCTTAAATACGTTGTCGGGGCGGAATGATCCGATTATTCCTAGAGCACGAGCGGAGGTGGCAACCGGATCTACGATCCCATCTGCAGCCTTTACCGGGCCGCGCTGCCTCACGATGCCCTCTTCGTCTACCAGAAGGTCCTGAATGTACCGCGCCCTACGAGGGTCAATCTCGTGAGAGGACTTGTCCAAGTCGATCCCTTGCGGGGAACCGTGGAACTCCTCAATCTCGATGGGCATAGCACCTCCTAGTACAGTTCAACGTTGTAGTAGTCGTAGTCCTCAGGATCAACCATCTGAACTACGTCAGGCGTGACGATCTGCCTCTCGAACTCTGTGTAAAGCTCTACTAGGCGCTCGCGGAACTCGTCGCGGAAGAACACCGCCAGTTCCGGATCGTCTTCCATGATGTACAGCTTGTACAGAGAGCCGTCTACCAGCATGCCGTGATAAGCGGCGGGGATAGCGATAGAGGCTTCGCTCCCTCCGGAGACCAACTCTGCAGGGCGTTTGATGTAGTCTAGCGTACCGGTGTAGCCATTCGGAGGAATGGGCCAGAATCTAAGCGAGTTACCTACGAAGTAGAAGTGTATGGGATCGCCTACCAGCGTCTCGTCCTTGTAACGGATGTCTGCTAGACGCCTGTGAGATAGTCCGGGACTCTCTGCTACTAGATGCACTCCTGACACCGTGCGGATGTCCGTAGGCGAGTTGGTCGCCTCTGGATCGGTGCCGTCGAATGTCAGCTGGATGCTGGTCTCTAGAAACGGCCAGGCCTTCCTGGCGCACACCGCAAGATACAGCTGGTTGAGCTTCGACAGCTTACGTCCCGTGCTAGTGTCCACAAATCCGTGGTCATCTAGCTCCTCTAGGATTTCGTCTACTGTCATTAGTCCCTCTTCCGTGGTCGGAAACTCTTGAAGTGTTTGGTCGCCCCCTCCCAGCGAGTGGCCTGCTCAAAGTATTCAGCAGTCTCTCCCGTAGCCTCGCTGGCAGCGTCTCGCTTCTGCTTCTGGATCTCCTCGTTGTGTCTGTTGATCTCATTCAGGAGTTCCAAACCTCTGCGCCGAGCGTCTGACTTATGCAAACGCTTCAAAGCGTCCTCGGGATGCGGAATTCTATCGAATCCCAGCACAGGAATTCGCTGCTCCCCGCGCACGATACAGATAACCCACTGTCCCGTCCGCTCGTGCTGGCCGAACCGTAGCTGCTCGTCGTACTCATTGACGGCCTTGTCTACTTTCGCCGCCTCTCGGTACATATAGCTCGGCGGCAACCATACGGGTTCGTGCTCCACAATTCCTCCTTAGAAAATTTGTGGGGGCGTTTTGAGTCCGCCCCCGAAGACTAGGCGTTAGACGCCTTCCGGATCGTTGTTGAAGCCCGTCGCAACGAACTGCACATTCCGGCGGGTAAGTCCGAGGTTCATGTAGCGCGCGAGGACAGCCTCCCACGCATCGAACCCGGACACCCACTTGAGAACGTGTCCGTCCTCATCTAGGAAGTGCCAGTCACGATTCGAGAACACCTTGATGAACCGCTCATCCAGCAAGTAGATCTTGCCAAACGGGGCATCGCGGTCAGCAACAAACGGCTGCTGCATGTACTCCAGCGCCTTGAAACCACCCTTCAGATTCAGAGGCTCGATGTACTGAACCTGAGACTGAAGGAGGTTGAAAAGCGCCCGCTGCATCCCGAAGGAACCGATCATCAGCGATACGTTACCACCGGCGATGTTCACCTGGTTGAACGCCTTCGTAAGATGGTCCTTCGTCAGAGCGCCGCCCGACGAGTCGAACAGGTTCTTCCAGTAGCCCTTACCGGCCGCAGCCGAGTTGATGCCACCGACAGTACCCGTACCGTCTGGGGTGACCATGGCCTGGAGGCCCGTGATCTCCTTAGAGACGGAAGACGCGTTCGCTGCACCCTGAAGGAAGATACGATCCGTGGTAGCCGTAGTAACTGCGGCCCCTGAAATCGTAATCGAACCGGCTCCCGAAAGGGAGTAGTCCGTAATCTCCCGGTTAGATGCAACCGAGACGGGGTTGGCTAGAGTACCGATGTCGATAAACTGGCCGATGTACAGCTGGCCCTTACGAAGGGCCTCAAGTCCGGAGGCACCTAGCACGACAGTCGTGGATGCGGACGTTACGCCCGTAGCGCCAATGACTGCCGTTCCGTCGCCATAGACCTGGCGGCCAACATCGCGCCGAAGGTCGTTCCGGATTCCATCAAGCTCACCTTGAAGGACTCGTAGGAACGAACCAGATTCGGAAGCGGTCTTAGCCATTGCAGGCCCGGTAACCCGGACGCCACCGTAGAGATACTTGAGATCCCAGACGGCCTTATCGTACCCCTGCGCACCAGACTGCGGCAGCTGCTCGTTCTCAAGCCGACCGCCGATCCGACCGGACCGGTTGGTGTGCAGCGGGGTGATCGCCTGATTCCCGAAGATCTCCTGATCCCTGGTCTCAAGCCGCTGGAGGAATAGAACCTCATTATTCAGCTGCTCGACCACCGGGGGCAGGTAAAGATCCTTGAGAATCGCCGATAGCGTCGCTAGAGTAGCGGTGCTAGGCATGAATCACTCCTTTTACAGGACTTTACTCTCCAAGATAAGACTCACGGAGCATGCGCTCAGCGGCTGCCTGAAGCCGAGGATCGAGTAGCGAATCGAACTTCTCGGGCTCGGGCTGTGCCGGACCAGTAGCTCCCGGAGTCGCGGGAGCCGTCGAGTTGACGCGTGCCTTACCTTCTAGGTATGCCGCGATCATCCTCTCGTGCTCCTTCTGGTAGAGTTCGGCGGCCTGTACCAGGTTCCCTCCTGTGGCGTAGGATAGCGCATATACATGCTGCATATCCTCTTCCGCCCAGTCGGGGTGGGCCTGGCGGACTGCTACATCCTGCCGGTCGAACTCGTTCTCCAGTTCTCTGGTCAACTGATCAGCCTCAAAGGCGGCCAGCTTCTGCTCAATCTCCTGAATCTTACCCTCCAGAGGGTCACCAAGCTCGTTGCTTAGGCCCTGCGTCTGAGTTTCAGCAACCTCCTGATTGGCGGCCTGTCTCGCCTCTTCGGGCGAGTAACCGGCGGCCTCAAGAGCCGACTGAATCTCATTGCGGACTTCTAGCGCGAAGCTAGGATCGCTCTGAAGCTGCTGAACAAACTGTACAGCCTGTTCAGCCTCACGTCGCACCTCAGCAATCTCCTGAGTCTTGCGCGTGTAGTCGCCCTGCATCTGATTGAAACGCTCGCGCACAAGGTGCTGAGCCTCCTCAGGAAGCTCTGCGATTGCGGCGTTCAGATCAGTGAAGGAGTCCGGCTGTGCCGGGGATTCCTGTGCAGGTTGCCCCACTGGGGTCGGCTGGTTCGCAGGAACTTCAGGTGCCACCGGAGCTTCTGGGCTGGCCTGCCCAGAGTTTTCCGCCTCAAGTGCAGCTGCGAGTGCCGCCTCAGCTTGATCGGCGCTCGTGAACGTCTGTTCACTCATTAAACGTGTACCTCCTCAGCAGCAGAGAGTGCTCTATCGGCTGGTTCTCTTTCTGCCTCGTCGATTTGCTCTGACCGATCTTCCACAGCCCTTACGGAGTCTTCTAGGAACTGGCCTACAAGCTCCCGCAGGGCGGCGGGATCGGGCAGAGACTGGCGAGACTCCGTGCGAGACGTAGCCTCACCCCTAAACAGTCGGATCTTGTCTGTGAGCATTCCGATGGCGGACACAAGTGCCTGCCCCTTCAACTCACCGCGTTCACCCTGCGCCTCAAGCTCGATCAGGAGCTTGTTTCTGACGCGAGTGAAGTCATCGACAATATCCTCTACAACGGAAGGGAGGACCTCCGAGATGTTCTCAGGGACGCCCTCCTTCTCCCAAGTTCGCTTCCAGTCCCGCACAGTAGAGATCGGCACACCCGTCTCCCGTGCAGTCCGTTTTACGTTCCCGCCGTTAGCGGCGAGGTGGGCGTAAACAGTAGCTTTTCCGGTATCGGTGTATGTCGTCTTACTCATTGGAACTCTTCTTTGGTCTGAAGTCTGACTGGGCGGTCTTCTTCTCCGCCAAAGCCACCTTCTGGTTATCTAGGACTTGCTGAGTAGCGAGCTTTTGCTGCTCCCCAGCAATCTTCAACTGAGCCGCTGCTACATTCGTAGCGGCCAGCCGCTCCTTGTGGGCCATCTCCTGAGCCCTAAGGGCCAGGTCTGCCTCAGAGAGGGGGTCGTTACCCGCCTCGTCGGCATCCGGCTTGTCCACATTGTCGGAGACCCAAGTCTCCAGCGGAGGCTCGGTCATTACCTCAGGCGTAACACCTTCGACACCCGACGCGTTCAGGATCTCGGCTGCGCCCGTAGGCCCAGTCGTACCCTTAAGCTGCAGCGACACGCGCGGAGCGATAGGCTCCGGAGAAGGCCGCTGCGTAGCCAGCTTGTCCATGGTTAGCTCGAAGTGTGTGATCGCCCTGCGTTTCGCGTCATCCGGAAGACCCTCAAATTCGGGCGACTTCAGGAACAGCGCAAGTACGTCTGCATGTACCTGGTGGTTGTCAAACGGCAGAGGCATGAGGGAGGCCCGTTCGATTACGGCCTGAACCTCTTCCATACTCTGGGGAGGCTCTCCGGTCTCTGGGTTGATTCCCTGTTGCAGCTGCGCGATGGCATCCTGTACAGCAAACTCGTTGATAGGGCGGCCCTCGATGATTTTCTCATGCTCGCGCTGAGCCGAGTCCTCATCCGCCTGGAATGTTCTTGCCACTCCAGCCATGTCGCCCATATCGAGGTACTTGTAGGCCTTGTCGGGAGCCAGAATCCCCTTGTCGATGAAGTCTAGGATTCTCGCCTGCTTCCCTGCGCGAGTGCGCGGGAGAGCGGAACCCGCCTCCACACTGATGGAGATGCCGCTGTCGATGTCAGCCTTCGTGAAACGCTTGACCTGTACCGAACCTCCAGACCCCTTGATGTGAAGCAATCGAGGCTCGGCATAGTACTTCTGCGCAAACGAGAGCATGATCTGACCCGCCTGACCGACCGACTCCTCGATGAGTTGGATGGTCGGGGCTAGTCGATCTGTCGCCATTTCCTGAAGTAGATCAATAGCGATTCCGGCCTCCACGTTGGGAGGCACGTTGCCCTCAGTTACCTCGGTTAGTGCGAACACTTCACGCAACGCGTTACGGATACCCTCCAGATGATCAAAGATGTATGGAGGCATACTCGGAAGCCTCTCAGCTTCCGGCTTGTGGTCCTCAAACGGTGTGTAGAAGTACATCGCCCCAGGCTCCGACGTGATCCGCTGTGAAGTCGAACCGTGCGGTGCCCAGTACCGAGGCTTGATGGTTAGGTTCTTGTACTCGACGATCTGCGAGATTGTGCGGTTTAGCTCCTTCTGCAGCGGGATGGCGTGCTCCACAACCGAGGAATCGTACACCTGTCCAGGAACCCGAACTCCGGGAAACTTCACAATGGGAAGCTGCGTAGTCGGATACGGCCAGGGACTGTCCTCTAGAATCTGCTGTGGCTTGTCCATCCACACCACGTATCGTCCGTTGGGAATAGAAGCCGATGGCCGGAAGTAGCCAATGTTGACTGACTTCACAGTAGGCTCAGACTCCTCACTCTTGCCGAACGGCAACGTAGCGTCTGCTGGAGCAGAGATGGAATCGGGAGTTACTGTAACTCCCCACCGCTGCCGAATCTCATCGGGGTCGAGGTGATGCACACAGACTGCATACTTGCAGTCGTCGAATACTCTGGCAGACGGGTCTAGGTAAACATCAAAAGGAGAAATGGTCTCTACCTTGATGTCTCCCATATAGACCGTCTGCTGCTGAGGCTCGATTCCGAACATCTGTAGCTGCGCTCGGAACGCATCCTTCAACGCGTCGTCGATGATGGGATTCCCCTGAGGATCTAGCGTAAACGTCATCGGCTTACCCGCGTGTTCGTCCCAGCTGATCTTCCAGAATCCCTGTCCTGCGATGATCCCCCACAAGAGGGCCTCCTGTAGACGATCATCAAGATGCATGGTCTCCCACCAGTACTCCAGGAGACGTTCAGCCATCTGAGCCGCTTTGAAGTCGTGCTCCGATCCGGAACCCGGACTGGCGGTCATCACTGGCTTGGTCTTGGTGTACTTGGCGAGCAGCGAGTGCGCTCCCGTTAGGATCTGGTTAGAAACCAGACGCACGATGTAGCGTGGTAGCTCTCCATCGTCTACGGGACGAGACTCCAATCGTCTCGTGTGCCTGTTGTAGTAGGTGTACTGCCGCCCTTTGTAGAACGCCAGGTTCACCTTCCACTGCTGCTCCAGGGTCTGGCGACCACGACGCAGCGAATCCAGCTTGCGCTGGAGATCAGCAGCAGTCTCCAGCTTGGAGACCGGCTTTACTGCGTTCGTGAACTCCGCATCCTGCGCCATGTATCACCTCCTAGTAAACGATGGGGCGCTCAGGGCGCGTGGGGATCTCAACCTCAGTGTTCTCGAAGCCCACTTGCTCAAGTAGGCGCTCGAAATCGGATTGGTTGATATCCCCGTTGGAAAGAGCGTATCGAAGCTCCTCCTCTTCCTCCCGCATGGGCGGAATAGGTGCGGAAGGCCTCACAACAGAACGCGTTACAGCCTCAGCTTCCAATCGGAAGATGTGGTCTCGCAGTTTCTCGATGATCCGATCCTTGGCCTGAGAAGAAGTTTCTAGGGCCTGAATGCGCCCATCCTTCTCCGCCAGCCAATAGACTAGAAGATCTAGTTGTGCTCTGGCCTTACGACCGAAGAGATCCATTAGCTACCCTTCTTACTCCTTGGCTTAGGCTTGTCTTCCGACTCCACCTCATCTGAGGCTTCGCCGTCGTCGGACTTGTCCTCCACCGGCACGTCAGTCCCTGCCGACGCTGCGGCCGGGAACGGAACGCTAGGCGTCTCTGAGTCAGCAACCTTCTGCACTCCCTGTGTAGTCCCGCCTCGAACCACCGGCTCGGCCGGGAAAACTTCCTCAACCTCGGGCTTAGGCGCGATGCCTTCGTCGGCCGCCCCAGGATGCTGAGCGAACTCGACGAAGCCCTCGGCTAGGTCAACCACACGCTGCCGGAACATTGCCAGCTGCTTCTGTGCGTAGTCTGCATCAATCTTTGACTGCTTGACCGCAGTACCGGACTCAAAGCCCATAAGATTCGCCATCTGCTCCACACAACGTCCGCACACGTACTTCCGACCATTTAGGTGGGAAGCAACGCCTGTACGATGCTGCACGAGCGTGTCGATAACGTCTCCATCCGGCTGAGTCTCACAGACGATGCAGATGCCCGGAGGAAGAAGGTTGAACCTGTCAGTTACCTGCATGTATCCTCCTACCAGTCTGCCCCTAGATGTTCGTCCACGCCGTCCATTGCGTGGCTCTTGCTGGGCATGTCTATTTGTGCCAAGTCGTATATGTCACCTGGAAGTGACTGCGGAGAACCTTCTGTCGGTTTGTCCGGCAGCAGGATCATCGCCGCACGCATGGCGATTTCCACCGCATCCAAACAGTCGTCCTTGGGATTCTTCAACTCCGAGTCGTAGTCAATCCACTCGTTGATGAAGTCCTGGTGCTCACGTTTGATGCGGATACGTCCCAGCTTGAAATACGGGGACATAGCTAGAATGCGCTCGGGCTTCTTGCCCTTCGTCCAGATCGGCAAAACGGGCGGGAAGCTCGGATGTCTGAGCACCGCCTGTGCGAGAGCCGCCTGATAGGCGTTCTTCTCGATGCCGATGTAGCGCGGTCGGTATATTTGATGCCACTCCGCGATTAGCTCTACTTGCTCGGGGAAGGGAATCCGACCAGCAAACTGCTCAATCAGATACACTTGGCTGCGGTCTTTAGTGACTCCGATCAGCGCCATAGAGAATCTGTCAGCAGAATCTGCTAGCGAAATGGCTGGATCAACCCCGATGTAGAGGTTCAGATCGAACCCCGTAGGCTTAGTAGGATCTCTCGGGGGGCTGTAGTAGGTCTCAGACCAGTACTTCAGCCAGTCTCCCGGAAGCTCCTTGCCCGCCATGGAATCGAAAGACGCCATGTACTCCTGCTTGAAAATGAGGGGATGCATTTCCAGCTTAGCCCTCAGCCACTCTTCCTGCGGGAAGTAGGGGTTGTCAATGGAGCGGTACTCCACACGCCCCTGCACAGGGTCCTCTAGGGCCTGCTTGCTCCAGAACTCGTCATAGAACCAGTTTTTTCCGGAGGGGGTGGTGGTTGAAATGACCAGCCCTAGCTTGTCAGAAAGGGCTGGGCGGACTACCTGCCAGGGCCGCTCGTCCGTGATGAACGCAGCCTCGTCAATCCAAAGGATGTCGAGACCAGCTCCCCGGAGGGATTCAGGCTCATCCGCAGTCTTGAACTGAACAAAACTTCCGTTCTCGAACTCAAACCAGCGGTTGCCACGATTCTCTTTATACTCGCGCCCGTACTCCATTCCCGCATCCTTCAAGGCTTCACGGAATGCCATCAAGGCCGCCATACCCGTTGGGTAATCCTTTGTAAGTACCCACACGTGTAGGGGTCTGGTCGAGTCGGTTCCATGCGCATCGCGGTGGAACTCCTCCGGATGTAGGGCGTAGTAAACTACCTCCCAGGCGGCGCTCAAGGTCTTTCCTCCGCGTCGCCCTGCCACTAGATGACGGAATCGACATAGAGTGTCGCCTCCGTACGGATGCATCACGTGGAATAGGGTCTGGTAGTAGTGCGGCTTGTAAGGCTTGGGCCTGGTCATGAACCAGGCAAGCTTCTGCAAGAAGGGAGATCCGTAGGCCTCTAGTTCCTCTTTATCCAGACGAACTGCGTCGTCAAACTTGAACCTGGGCACGGTACACCTCCCTAGAGAATCTCGTCAGCAAACCCGTGTCTGACGGCCTCTTCAGCGTCAAGCCAGAAATCCTTGCGCTTCCAGCGATTCTTGATCTGCGTGCGGCTCAGGGTCGAGCGCGAAGACAGAATGTCTAGTGCCTTGTCCTGGAACCGCTTGAAAAGCTTGGTCGTGTCCTCGAACTCTGAGAGACGAACCTCTGCAAGACCGGCCTGTAGCTCGTGGATCATCAGGAAGCTGTGTGCTCCAAGGACCCTACGATCTGCGACCTGTAGGAGGATACCACCCATACTCGCAGCCATTCCTACAGCCTTGATAGTCAGATGATGTCCTCTAGTCTTTAGCTCCTCAAGGAAGTCGTAGAGAGCAAACCCATCCACCATACTCCCACCGGGAGTGTTGATGATGAGTGTCATCTCTTCGCCAGGGAACCGTCGGCTCCATGCGTCCATCTCATACATACAGTGTGCAACTGTGTCGTATGTGATGGGGCCGTAGATGGTGAAGATACGTGAGTCCTCGGGCTTAGCGTTCATCTGGTCAAGCTCGCGCTGAACCAGGGCCGCCTTCAGCGACTCTACGTTCTTCTGCGCCTCAAACAGTTCGGTCTCGGCGAAGATTCTCTGAGCTTCCAGAAGGCCGACGTTCTCAAGATCAATCGTCATCGGAGTAAGCGTCCCCTTTCAGGACGGACTTCTTGCAGATTGGAATTGCCTCGTTCTTGGGTCGTCCCCCAGCGACAAGCTGAGCGACACATCGTTCGATCTTCTTGTCCTGCTCGGGGGTAGTTCCGCCGTATGGCATTAGTACCACCCCGGTCGTGAGATGTACCATTTTGCGCGTCGGAAGGCCTCTACAGGAGGCTCTCCGCCCTCAAACACCAGAGCGACGGCATCGTCTAGCTCTAGTGCAGGAGTCAGCGTCTTCAGAATCGCCTGCTGTACGAATCCCAGCGCCTGCGCTTGATCAGATTCCGCAGCAGGGGTGATCACTACGGTGAGAGGTGCTTGCGTTAGTGCAAGGGCCTGTGCCGCCTCCAACTCCGTCGCGGGAGTGAGTGTCCGCTGGATCGCCGCCTGGGTGAATGCCAGGGACTGGGCGGACGTAAACTCCCCCACGGGTGTGAGTGTCACCAGAATATCTCCGCCGCCTACGACGACGGAAAGGGCCACAGCGATATCCGTTTCAAGCGCCGCCGTGATAGTCTTGATGATCGCTTGCTGCGTTACACTTAGCGCCTGCGCTGCATCTGTCTCGGATGCATGCGTGATGCTGACACTCAAAGCCTGTTTGACGAACGAAAGTGCTTGCGCAACGTCCGTTTCTACCGCGCTTGTGATGGTTTTTGTAATCGGGTCTTTGACGAAAGTGAGCGCCTGAGCCGAATCGGTCTCGGTGACAACACCAAGAGTCTTAGTGATGTCTCCAGCCGCAGGCTTCATAGACCAAATGAGCCCGGCCCCCGACCCGCCGTCACTCAAAGTGAATGTGGCGGCTCCGTTTGTATCCTCTTCCTTCGTAGCAACTGAGAGCGTAGCGTTCCCGCTTCGGTTCGCATCGGCCTGTTCTACAAAGCTGTTCCCCCAAGTAACCGTTTGGGCACCTGCGGGGTCGTCGATGAAGACCGCAACCTTTAGAGATCCAGCCACTGTGGGGTCAATTGACGGAGTAGACGTGCTTGACGACTGCTCTGTCAGAAGCTCCCGAGGGGAGGAGGCTAGTGCGCCTCGAATACGAACAATCCCGCCAATTCCGGCCTCAGAGCCGCCAAAAGTGACGTCGATAGTCCCCGATTCGGAACCGCTGGCCTGCTTCTCCCAGATCGTGGTTCCTGTGGAGCCGCCGGTCGTGTGGTGAATCTCAGCAAAACCGGTCGGTTCTGTGGTCGTTGTGTGGTCGGAATCAGACACAGCGATGATGTAGAGCCAATCGCCCGCGTCGATGTCGTCCGGCCAGTCCACGGCCCACGTAGTTCCGTTGAAGCTGCCGAAGGTACCGACCTGGATGTCCCAAGCCATGTTACCTCCTAGCTAGCAATCCAGCGCACATACAGGCCCGCAGCAAGGTGCTGCGCAACCTGGTTGTTAGTAAGCTCCTCTGGGACGAAGTACTCAAGCTTCATTACTCCTCGTTCAACCCCATTCACTAGAATTGGGATCTCACAGGAGTACAAATCGCCCGAACGCCCCTGCTCGGTGGCGGCGGCCTTAGACTTTGCCCTAGCGTCGCCGACTGACACGTTAGCAGCCATTAGCTGGCCCTCAGAAAATCTCCGACCTGGAGAACAACGTTGTTGCCATCCGTGGTCACTGAGAAGGTGTGGTGCGTAATCGGAATGATGTCCGAGTCCGATCCCGCCCCGGTATTGGCGTCGTAGCACACAAGCAGTCCAGTAGCGTTGTTTCCCGCTGCCACGGAGGTCCAGGTGACCTGAGGCACCGCCACCGCATAGCGGTTGTTGGTGTCGTCCGGCGCAGGAAAGGCCGCTAGTTCGGTATCGGTTAGAGTCTTGCGACTCCAGCCGCCGGTAGTAATTTCTGCGAAGTTCGCATCCGCCTCAATAGCCGCGAGGCTGTCAAGATCCTGCCCCTGGGCCTCTGTACCGGATGCCGACAGGGGAACTAGGATAAGGGCGGAAGTGGAGGGATCGTTGTTCTCTACGCGGTTGTAGAACTCAACTCCCCGTCCCTTACTGATGTTGAAAGCAAAATCAGCCATTTAGCTCCCTATCTTCCACGTTAAGTGCCATAGTACGCGATCCGCACGTCAGCGGTGCCCGTGACGTGGCGGATCATTCTGAAATCATCTGGAAAGGTGCCGTCGTAGACGAGCACTTCTTGGTCTAGAATGGGCATGCCAGGCTCGTCCGGCTCCCCGGATGGATCTGTGCCGTCGTCTCGGTACACGATGTCTCCACCGAGAGGTCGAATGACGATTCTGCGAACCCGGTGTAGCTCTACAGAGGGGGATGGTAGTCCCACAACCGAGTCATCAACGGCGACCTGAAAGTGTCCAAGGCACGTAAAGCGTACCTGTACACCGTTTTCAAAGGTCGTGGACACCAAATCTCCTATCTGTCTCTATGCGCGCCGCAACTAGAGCAGCGAATGAGGAATTTAGGGTTGTCCTCGCCGCACAGGAGGCAT